AGAGCAGTAAGAAACAAATGAATACTACGAGACAAAGGATGCGACCTAGGTTGTCCCAACAGAAGATTATCGGGCTCTGTAATAATTCACCACATAAACCCAATCTCCCGAGAAGACATACTTAATAGAAACCCAATTATATTCGACTTAGACAATCTGGTCACTACTTGCCTCAAAACTCACAATGCAATTCATTACGGTGATATTAATTTATTAGACAAAGACATTGTAATTGAAAGAACTCCTTTTGATACATGTCCTTGGAAAGATAGGAGCACATATGACAAATAGTATATTAGATGATGTCAAGCTCCAGTTAGGAATAGATGAAACCGATGATAGCTTTGACCCTCAAGTAATCGATACAATTAATACTATATTCGATATACTCAATCAAATAGGTGTTGGACCTGCAGATGGGTTTTACATTGAAGATAATACAACTACTTGGGATTCTTATTTAAGCGAACATGGTAAGACATTGCGAATGGTAAGAACATACATGTATGCTAAGGCTAGATTAATATTTGATCCACCATTAAGTAGCGCAGTCATGGATGCCCTAACTAAGATCGCAGATGAAACCGAGTTTAGATTAAAGACTCAAGCAGAGTACGATAGATTTAAATCTATTACCGGAGATACCGGAGAACAAAACTATTATAAGTAAGGAGGTCCTCGATGGAATACACTGCGGTAGATGTGGATGTCGGTGAGAATTTTATAGAACACCATGGCATCCTGAACATGAAATGGGGTCGAAGAAGATTTCAAAATCCTGATGGAACTTTGACGGCTGAAGGTAAAATAAGATATTCAAGAGAAAAAAGAAGGCAAGCAGCTAAGAATCTTAAGAAAGCAAGAAAAGTTCGAGAAGCCAACAAGAAGAAAGAAATGAAGTTGGAAAAGAAAAAGGCCAAAATAGTAGCCAAAGGTCTCGACGAGGTTAAGAAGAATTCTAAATTATTTAGCAATGAAGAGATTGCCAATCTTGTTAATAGAAACCAACTAGAATCTAGACTTGCTGACGCGGCAAATAGCAAGAACGTACAAAAGGGTAAAATTAAAGTAGATAACGTATTAGACTTTATGGGCAAAGCTGCAAGTATCGCAGACAGTGCCGGTAGAATCTATAGAAACATTAATCCGATACTTGAGGATAATGGTGTTTTCTTAAATAGAGATAAGAGAAATGATTATATCTATAATAGAAATAATATTCTCAAGAGACGTAAATATGACGCCATGGAAAAAGAGTGGGACGAGGCTATGGCAGATGCTAAGTACAAATTCCTTAAAGAGAATAAGAATTCTAAAGACCTTATGTATAGACTTGCTAAAGCCGAAATCGAGAAGGATGTAACTAAGACTGAATATGAGAGAGATCATCCAGGCGATAAAAAGAAGATGACTATTAATGAAGCTACTAAAGCGATTGATAGAGCGATTGATAGAGATGGCAATTCTCTCGGCGTTGACAAAGACGATCTTATTGATTTCCTTTTAGATAATAATATTATTACACAAAGTAACAAAAAGAAATAGGTAAAAAGCAGGTGATGAGATGAGTTTAAGTAATACCGCCACGCCTTACTATTATGGACTTTTTAGAGATGCAGTCATACGAGGTGAAATACCAGTGTGTCAGCAAATCTCAATGCAGATGAATCTTATAGATAATTTAATAGCAGACCCTAGATATTACTATGATGAGGATGCTGTTAAAGGATGGATATTATTCTGTGAGAACGAATTAACTCTTACTGATGGTTCCGATTTACATCTATTAGATACATTTAAATTATGGGGTGAAGACTTATATGGTTGGTTTGTTTTCATAGATCAAGAAGTTCCAGTACCAAATCCGGATGGTAGTGGCATGCACTATGAAGTCAGACATGTTAAACAACGATTAAGAAAGAAACAATTCCTTATAGTAGGAAGAGGAGCGGCTAAGTCTTTATACGACACTTGTGTACAAGCATATGAATTAGTAGTTAATAAGAAGACAACACATCAAGTAGCAACGGCCCCAACAATGAGACAGTCAGATGAAGTATTATCTCCATTCAGAACTGCCATCACAAGAGCAAGAGGACCATTGTTTAAATTCCTTACAATGGGTTCTATACAAAACACAACAGGGTCTAAAGCAGAAAGACCAAAACTGGTATCAACAAAGAAAGGAATTGAATCATTATTTACTGGATCATTACTTGAGATAAGACCGATGAGCATTGATAAATTACAGGGTCTCAGAGTTGCATGTACCACGATTGATGAGTGGCTATCTGGAGATACTAACGAAGATGTAATCAGTGCTATTGAACAATCAGGTGATAAGGGAGATAATCCAGAATACATTATACTTGTTACTTCATCCGAGGGTACTGTACGAAATGGACCTGGTGATACAATTAAGCTAGAGTTAATGGATATTCTCAAAGGTAAGTATTCAGCGCCTCATGTAAGTATATGGTGGTATAAGTTAGATGACATAAATGAAGTATCCAATCCTAGTATGTGGCTAAAAGCTAATCCGAATATTGGTAAGACAGTATCTTGGGACGCGTATCAGAGAGATGTTGAAAGAGCAGAAAACGCACCAGCAACTCGTAATGATATTCTTGCAAAAAGATTCGGTTTACCAATGGAAGGTTATACATACTTCTTTACTTATGATGAAACTTTACCATTTACAAATAAACAAGATTTCTGGCAGATGCCATGCGCTTTAGGAGGAGACTTATCACAGGGTGATGACTTCTGTGCTTTTACATTTATATTTCCACTATCATCTGGAGCATTTGGTATTAAAACTAGAAGCTATATTAGTAGTAGAACATATGAAAACTTACCAATGGCGATGAGAGCAAAATATGATGAGTTCATTAGTGAAGGTTCATTGATTGTAATGGATGGTGTTGTTCTTAACATGGAATTGGTATATGATGATTTAGATAGACACATAATGGATAAACAGTATGATGTAAGAGCATTTGGATATGATCCATACAACGCCAAAGAATTTGTAGAACGCTGGGTTTCAGAAAACTCTGAGTTTGGTGTTGTTAAAGTTATTCAGGGTGCCAAAACAGAATCCGTGCCGCTCGGAGAACTCAAGGCATTGGCTGGCGAAAGAATGTTGATATTTGATGAGAGTTTAATGCAGTTCGCTATGGGCAACTGTATTACAATGGAAGATACAAATGGTAACAGAAAATTATTAAAGAAGCGTCGAGAGCAAAAGATAGATAATGTAGCAGCTATGATGGATGCATGGGTTGCGTATAAACTTAATCGAGACGCTTTTGAGTAAAGGAGGGCATCAAAATGAACGATGCGGATTACTTCGATGCCTGTCATGATATTGGCGAAGATTACTTATCCCATCATGGTATTCTTGGTCAGAAATGGGGTGTTAGAAGGTATCAAGATTATGATGGTTCCTTGACAGCTGCCGGTAGGTCTAGATATGGCAAAACGAGATGGACAAACATAGACGGTAGTATCAATGAAGAAGGTAAGTATCACTTTCAAAAATTTGCTAAAAAGCAGATTAAGAAGAATAATAAATATTATAACAAACATATTAAAAAGTATAAGAAGCTGGCAGATAGTACCGATGACCCTGAGATGAAATCTAAATTTGCTAATATGATTAAAGATGCTGAGAAGTCTAGGGATCAAGTTAATGAATACATTTCTCAGATGAACTTTGATGACGCATTAACTTATGAAAAGAAAGAGCAGGAGAAAGTTTTAAAGACTATAGCTGTGGTTACAGGTGCTGGTGCATTAAGTGCTGGTGTGGCAGGAGGTACTGTCGCTGCAATTAGAGGCGCTGCTAAGGTCGGTCCAGCTATCGAGGGATTAAACCCATCTAAAATTATGGATAGTACAGTTGATTATGTATGTAATTCAAAAATAGGTCGGGTTGGACAAAATTTTGTCGAAACTGGAATTAGAGCTTATTCGGATGCTAGAGCTTATGTATTTGGCATTATGGCCGATGAAACCATGCAAAGATTACAGAAATCTGGATTGGGTGCTCAGGCAGGAAAAACTTGGTCAACTATGTATAATGAGTTCGGTAATAATCTTAATATCGATCCTAAAGCTTATAACGAAGTAACATCTATGGTTAATAATACAATTAATGCAGCAGCTAAAGGAGCGAACAGCTCAAGTATAGCTCCTAGTGTTAACGCGCTTATTAATGCGTATAATTCTGGTGCTTTACAGAAAGATGCAAATAATGCGATTTCGACCTTGGCTAATGACGTGAACTCAAATTCAATTGCACTAGAAAATACACTAGATTACTTGTCCAAGAAGGTCGGTTCATATAACATGATTAAATAAGGAGACGAATAAAATGAGCAATGAAGATTACTTGGCCCATTATGGCATTCTTGGCCAGAAATGGGGTCGTAGAAGGTATCAGAATCCTGATGGAACTTTAACGCCATTAGGAAGAGAAAGATTGTATGGTAATAGCGGTAAACAGAAAACAGTGTCTGGTTTCATGGATTATGGTTGGGAGCGTGATGATTATGATCGTGGCAGATATGTAGCGCGTCTAGATAAAAATAAATTGCATAGAATGATGGCCGCAGCAGATGCCAAGAGGAGACTCAATAATTACGATTGGAAAATAGCTCGTAGAAAGCGCAAGGGTAAAGATACTTCGAAGCTCGAGGAGAAGCGCAGAAAAGTAGCAGTCAATAAGAAATTATATTCCGAGGGTCTCAGTAAAGTTGAACTGGAAATTGGCGAAAATGAATTATTGAATAGAGATGCCAAGATTGGCACGCTTCTTGGTGTTCCATTTGCAGTCGCTACTACTATAGGAGCTATGGCTCTTCGTACATATTTACCAAAGATAGCATCAACCGCTATATCGAGTGTTGGCCCATTAATACGCGGTATAAGTAATCAAGTTAATAAAAGTCCTATAATGACTACATCAGTCCATAAGATTCAATATCCTGAAAAAACATGGGAAGACATATTTGGAACAAGCGGGGCTTATGATTATTTAAAAACACGGAAATATTATGATTGATCAAAATAAACAAGGAGAAAAGATATGAGTAATTTTGCAGATATGGCATATGATAATTATCTTATGCACTATAGAACTAAGGGTTCTAAAAATGGCTATACAAAAGACCCTAACTATACACCAGTTGGTGAAAAAGCTAGAGATTATTCCGGAATGCCTTCGTCAGCTAGAGAGGCTAAGGAAAGAACTGAAAGAGCATCTGAGATTAGTAGACTTTCTAAGCAGTTCGGTAGGAAAGGTGACACAGGTGGAATGCCTTCGTCCGATCGCGAAGCTATGGCTAAAGCAACATTAGAAGCATTCAGAAGAAAAAGAGATGAGCAAGAGAAAAGAGATGCGGAGATCAGTAAGATTACTAAGAATCCTTTCCTAAGGGCTTACCGAGGGGATTATTCAGGAATGCCTACATCTGCTAAAGATGCTGCGTTAGATGCTTATAGAAAAACCCTCGAAAAAAGAGCTACAAGAAGAGAAAAAGCAAAAGACTACGCAAGATCAGTTGAGATTAATAGACTTTCTAAGCAGAAAACTAGAGGCGACTACGCCGGAATGCCTTCATCAGCTCTTGCGGCTAAGGAAAGAAATGCAGAGATTAAGAAGCTTCATGGCCAGGCCAATAGAGGCGATTTAGCAGGTATGCCTTCATCAGCTAGAGAGGCTAAGGAAAAAGCAGATAGAGCATCTGAGATTAGTAGACTTCGTACTCAGAGACTTAGAGGAGACTATGCGGGTATGCCTTCATCTGCTCTTAGAGCGAAGGAGAATGCAGAAACGCAAAGAAGAGAAGAAGCTAAGGGAAGATACAATAGACTTAACATGCAACGCGAGGCAGAAGCTAGACGTAAAAGAGAGTATGATCCAAAGATGCTAGCAGAAAACGAAGAACGCAGAAAACTTCTTGCTGAATTAAGAAGTAAACAGAAACGTCCTAAGACGAATAAGTTTAGAGCTGAGGAAATGAAAGCTCAGGCAGAATCTAAACGTTTAAATTCTGCATATGAAAAGTCTAAGCGTGAAAAAGCAGCAAGCGAAAATAGAGACCGCGAACTTCTGCTTGCAGAAAATAGAAGAAGACAAAGAATCGCTAGAAAAGAAGCAGAAAGAGCCAATGAAAAAGCCAAGGCAGAAAAAGATAGAACAGAAAGAGAAAGAACAGGAAGAGAATGGGAAGACATAGTAAGTCTTAATAAATCCAATTCTGCTCTTAAATCTACTAGCGGATACGGAACCCCTAAGGGATGGCTCGAGGAGCGTAGGAAACTATTAACCCGCAAAGGTTTTAAAAGGATAACAAGTAGTGGTAAAGGAAGAAAGGTATAAAAATTCAAAATGGGATTAATTGATAGATTACAGCATGGATGGAATGCTTTCATGAATAAAGACCCAACAAATTCAGTTATCTATAGTATAGGTCAATCATCTTATAGAAGACCAGATAGACCTAGATTTACCAACGGTAATGATAGAAGTATTATTACTAGCGTATATAATCGTATAGCTATTGATGTCGCTTCTAATAAAATTATTCATGCTAGATTGGATGATTCAAACAGATATTTGTATGATGAACCATCTGATATTAATAACATATTATCGACCGAAGCTAATATAGATCAGACTGGTAGGGCATTTGTTCAAGATATGGTTCAATCCATGCTAGATGAAGGATGTGTGGCTGTTGTGCCAATTGATACAGATATTGATCCAGATACAGCCTCTTTTACAATTGATAGCGCTAGAGTATGTAAGATATTGCAGTGGTATCCAAAGCATGTATTAGTGCGAGCATATGACGATAGGGATGGCAATAATAAAGAAATAATAGTTAGTAAGAAAACTACATTGATATTAGAAAACCCATTCTATGCAATAATGAATGAAAGAAACTCTACTGCGCAAAGACTTATCAGAAAGTTGGCTTTAATGGATTCACTGGATGAAGCTTCTAGTTCTAATAAAATGAATCTGATATTCCAGTTGCCTTATAATGTTAAGTCGCCATTAAGAATGCAGCAGGCTAACCAGAGAATACAAGATATTGAGCATCAGCTTATAGACTCAAAGTATGGTATAGCTTATGTTGATTCTACAGAAAAAGTGACTCAGCTTAATAGGCCTATAGAGAATAATCTTCTAGATCAGATTAAATATTTAACTAGTGAGTTGTTCGGTCAGTTGGGTATTTCAGAAGAAGTTATGAATGGTACGGCACCAGAAGAAGTTATGAGAAATTATTACAATAGAACAATAGAGCCGATACTAGGTTGCATCTCAGACGAGATTAAGCGTAAGTGGATTACGAAAACTGCTAGAAAACAGAAGCAGTCTATTGTATACTTTAACGATCCGTTCAGGCTTGCACCTATCTCATCTATTGCCGATATTGCCGATAAGTTTACACGTAACGAAATTCTTAGTTCTAATGAAGTTAGATCTATTGTTGGTTTTAAACCTGTACAAGATCCTGCGGCAGATGAACTTAGAAATAAGAATCTTAACCAGAATGATGGTATGGTAACTCCACCGGCATCTACTGCTGATGAAGCTAACTACGATAATGGTTATAATGAATAAATAATTAGGAGGAAAAATTCAAAATGGCAAAGATTCATTACGATTTTAGTGGATGGGCCACTAGAAATGATCTTCGCTGTTCAGATGGAAGAACAATACGAAAAGATGCTTTCATAGATAATGATGGCACTGTAGTTCCACTTGTCTGGCAGCACAATCATAATGATGTTTCTCAGGTATTAGGCCATGCTTATCTAGAGAATAGACCAGAAGGCGTATATGCATATGGTGTGTTCAATAATAATGACCGTGGCAATGAAGCTAGAGAACTCGTTAGGAATGGCGATATTAATGCATTATCGATATTTGCCAACAATTTAAAACAGAATAGATACAAGGATGTTTTGCATGGTAGTATAAAAGAAGTGAGTCTTGTATTGGCTGGTGCGAATCCAGGTGCTTATATTGATAATGTAAGTATGGCGCATTCTGATGATTATGAAATTAATGATGAAGAAGCAGTCATATATACCGGACTTACTTTGGAACATTCTGAAGAAGGAGGATACATGGACAATTATATTGATGACGAGTATGATGAAGAGCTTGACAACGAAGGATATGATGATGAAGAGCTTGATGACGAAGATGACGACGAAGAGCTCGATGATGAGTATGATGACGAAGAATATGAAGATGAAGAAGATCTCGAGCATTCGGACAAGAGTGATTTAACGGTTAGAGATGTATTTAACACTCTCACCGATATTCAGAAAACAGCAGTATATGCCGTAATCGGAGCTGCTGTTAATGGAAAAACTAATAACAATGAGGAATATGAGGAGGACGAAGAAATGAAACACAACGCATTTGACACATATGAAGAGGACGGCAATGTTCTTTCACACGCAGATTTTGAGGATCTTGAATACAAGGCTATTACAGACATGGGATCTTATGGATCACTTAGAAAGTCAATTCTAGCTCATGCTCAGGGAGATTATGGTATTGAGAATATCGATTGGTTATTCCCAGATGCTAAGGAACTTAATACACCACCTGATTTCATCAAGAGAGAAACCGAGTGGGTTAGAACTGTAATGTCTGGTACAAAGCATGTACCATTCTCAAGAATTAAGACAACACACGCCGACATCACTGCTGATGAAGCTAGAGCGAAGGGTTATATTAAGGGTAACCAGAAGACAGAGGAAATCTTCACTCTCTTAAAGAGACAGACATCTCCTCAGACAATCTATAAGAAGCAGAAGCTTGATAGAGATGACATCATTGATATTACAGATTTTGATGTAGTACTCTGGATGCGTGGAGAAATGAGAATCATGCTCGATGAGGAAATCGCTAGAGCAATTCTTATTGGTGACGGTAGAAATCCATCATCTCCAGATAAGATTAAGCCTGACTGCATTAGACCAATCGCTCTTGATACAGAAGGCGCAGAAGTATTACCAGCCGGTAAGGGTGAAGGACTGTACGCTATGAATGTAGATACAGTATATCCAGCTAACAGTACTAGAGATCAGAGATGCGATATGATGCTTGAGTCTGTTCTTCTTTCTAGAAAGAACTACAGAGGTTCTGGTGATCTCACAATGTTTACAACCGATGATGTACTTACATCTTTCTTACTTCAGAAGGATGGTATTGGTCATAGACTCTACAAGGACGAGGCTGCTGTTGCTCAGGCATTCAGAGTTAAGAGAATTGTAACAGTTCCTGTAATGGAGAATTTCACAATTACAGATTCTGAGAATGTAGTTCATACTCTTGATTCCATTATTGTAGACCTTCACGATTATGCAGTTGGTGCCGATAAGGGTGGAGAAGTTAATTCATTCTCAGACTTCGATATCGATGTCAACCAGGAAAAGTATCTTATCGAGACAAGATGCTCTGGTGCTCTTATCAAGCCTAAGTCAGCTTTCGTTGTAAGACATACAATTGCTGGCCCAGCTATTGTTGATCCTGGCGTAGTAGTAGCTGGCTAAAGAAAGGTAAAAATTCAAAATGGCAAAGATTCGTATAAGAATAGGCTTTGCCCTGCAGGTTGAAGATCCTGATTATCCTTCTGTATTTAAGGAACAATTAGTAGAAAAGCCATATTACGCTGAGTTGATGAGGGATTTCAGCGTAAATTGGCAACCTGCGGATAAGGCAATAGACGACATAAATCTCAGGCATGAGATAAGCATACTTGCGGACAGCTTTGCCAATAAAAATGGTGCATACATGCGGTATGCTGTTATTAAGGGTACTAAATGGAAAATTGAATCTATTGAGTTTCCACACCCTAGAATAATATTATCGATAGGAGGTGTATATAATAGTGAGAAATAGAGCAGACCTAGACGCTTTATTGCGTGATATTTTATCTGATAAGATTTCTAACTTTTACTTTGCGCCTCCATCGAATATTAAAATTAGTTATCCTTGTGTGATATATTACAAAGAAGGCGCCGATCATATACAAGCAGACGATCGTAAGTATATTAGCACAATGAGATACAATTTATCCATCATAAGTAAAAGCTCTGATTTTAATACAAGTTGTACAGAATTGTTATTGGAAAAATTACCTATGTGCAGACTTAGTAATTGCTATGTTTCTGACAACTTATATCACGATGCTTTAACTGTATATTTTTAATTTAAGGAGGGCCAAAATTATGGCAAAATTAGTTTGGGACAACGTAGGTGAGCATCTTTACCATACCGGTAATAAGTGGGGAGTTCTCTTTGTATCTGATCCAACTGTTGAAGGTTCAGGCAATAGACTCGCTGGTTATGCCAATGGTGTAGCTTGGAATGGTCTTTCAACAGTAAATGAAACACCATCGGGTGCTGATGAAAATGCTATCTACGCCGACGACATGAAGTATCTCGCTCTTAGAGGTGCAGAAGACTTTGGTGGCACAATTGAGTGCTACACATACCCTGATGAATTCGCAGCTTGCAATGGTGAAGTATCACCTATTCCTGGCATGAGATTCGGTCAGCAGGGTCGTAAGGCATTTGGCTTTGCATTCGTTTCAACAATCGGTAACGATACGGAAGGTAATGATCATGGTCAGCAGATTCACATCATTTACAATGCAACATGTAATCCTTCTGAAAGAGGTTATCAGTCAATTAATGACTCACCAGAAGCTATTGCATTCTCATTCGAGTTTACTACAACACCTATCGCTATGACAATCAATGGCGTAACTTACAAGAATGCATCTAACATCATCATCGATTCTACAAAGTGCACAAAGGCTCAGTTCGATGCTGTACTTAATGCTATTCAGGGAACCGATGGAACTGAAGGAGGTACTGGAACAGATTCATATCTTCCTTCACCAGCTGGTATCTACGCACTTATGACTGCAGCAGCTTGATCAATTATTTAATCCATGTAAAATGTAATTCAAGGAGATCTGGAATATTCTAGGTCTCCTTATTATTTTAAAATTCAAAATAGCAGAAAAAAGGAGATTAATACTATGTATACAATGACTCGTGAATATGAAGATTTCTTCGGTAATGTAAGAAAAGAAGATTTTAGATTTAATTTAACTAAGGCAGAACTTCTCAACCTCGAGACCTCAGAGAATGGCGGAATTCAGGGAATTCTCCTTAAGATTATTCAGACACAGGACGTAGCAAAGCTCATGGAATTTATGAGAAAGTTTATTGATATGTCCTATGGAGAAGTTTCAAACGATGGTAGAAAGTTTATCAAGTCACCTGAGATTCTTGAGAACTTTAAGTCAACTCAGGCATACTCTGATATTTATACCGATTTGGCTACGAATTCAGAGGAAGCTACAAAGTTTATTACAGGTATTCTTCCAAAGGATCTTTCTAAGGATATTAATGTAAATGAACTTCCTAAGGAAATTAAGGATAAGCTTCCTTCTACATATAATAAGCAGCAGTAATAAAGGAGGGTCAATGTTAGAGATAAATGTACCTGCTAATACATTGTGGAATGCTGAAAAAGAAGAATTCGTCAATGTAAAAGCAGCTAAATTACAGTTGGAACATTCATTGATATCTTTAAGTAAATGGGAAGCAAAATATGAAAGACCATTTCTCAAGGTATATGAAAAAGATAATAATGGTCCAAATACAATGGAAGAGTTATTGGATTACATAAGATTCATGACCTTAACAAATAATGTTGACCCTAATGTTTACTTATGCTTAACAAATGAAAATTTAAAAGATATTCAAGACTATATAGGTAAAAAGATGACTGCGACAACATTCACCGATAATAGTCCTAACAAAACTAAAAACGGTGACATAATGACGTCAGAAGTCATCTATTACTATATGGCCGCGGCCCAGATACCTTTCTCTTGTGAGAAGTGGCATTTAAATAGGTTATTAACTTTATTGCATGTAGCATCTATAAAAAGTAATCCAGATTCTAAAAAGATGCCTAAGCGAGATGTTAGCGCTTATTATGCTAAACTTAATCGTGAGAGAAGAGCCAAGTTTCATTCGAAAGGATAAGTATGATTAAATTAGGTCACGCAGTTTATGATGAAAATGGTAAATCAGCTGGCGGTAAAAAGGGCGATCAGACTGGTAAGGAAATAACGGTATGGGATTACTATATCTCAGGTGGTAAGAAGTGGGATTATGTAATTCGTATACGAGATGAAGCTAAACGAGACTTATTTGCTAGAAAAATTCTTGCAGCTTGTAAGAATGACAAAATCGGTTATGACCAATGGGTTAGAACAAGTCTATATAATGAAGCTAAGAAGAATAATTACAACATCGGAAAGATTAGTAATTATTGTTCATGCGATTGTTCCAGTCTTGTTGCTTGCTGTGCTATTGGAGTAGGTATTAACGTCCCTTATAATGCCTACACAGGAAATTTAAAAGAGGCTTTTGACAAAACAAATATGGTCGATATATTCGTTGATACTGATCATTTAACAAAGCCAGATCATTTAATGAAGGGAGACATCTTACTCCGAGTAGGTCACCACGTTGCCACCGTAGTAAGTGTTTAAAAATTCAAAATGGAAGGAGATTCCTCATGATTACTTTTAAATCTAAAGGCAATTGGGATTCAACAGTTAAGTATCTTAAGTCCATTTCCGATAATAAAATAAGAGAAGCTTTGAATTATTATGGACAGAAAGGTGTTGATATTCTTCGTGAGGCTACTCCAAAGGACACGGGTAAAACAGCTGCCTCCTGGTCTTATTATATTACAAAGACTTCTAAAGGTTGGACACTTAATTGGAATAATTCCAACGTTGTTAATAAAACGCCTGTAGTAATTGTATTGATATACGGGCATGGAACAAGAAATGGTGGTTATGTACCGCCTAATGATTTTATAACTCCAGCAATGAAACCTCTATTCGAGGAAATTGCAAATGAAGCGTGGAGGAGGATTTACACATGAATGATACACGTGTCGTTTCGATGCAATTTGATAACGCTCAGTTTGAAAAGGGGATCCAGAAATCTTTGGATTCCCTGGACAAACTTGACTTTAAATTAAATACAACAAAAATTACTGATAATTTTAAAGATAGTTTAAAAGATATTGGTAATAATATTAACAAATTTGTATCGAGTATTAAAGCGGATAAAATAGCTAGAGATGTTAACGATGCCGTAGACAAAGTAGAAGCAAACTTTAATCTAAAGACAATGCTTATGATGTCTGCTGTTCAGAGTTTAACTAATCAGATTTTAAATAAATTAATACCAGCATTTAAAAGAATGACATTCGGTAACATTACCGCTGGTATGACAAAGTATGAGCAAAAGACTAATTCAGTTAAAACAATTATGTCTGCTACTGGTAAGACTGTAGAAGAAGTTAATAAACAGTTGGATAAACTTAATCAGTATACAGATGAAACCTCATACAACTTTACCGACATGGTAGATAACATCGGTAAGTTTACATCAGTTGGTGTAGAACTTGAAGATGCTGCATCGGCTATGGAAGGTATCGCATCTTGGGCTGCTTCGGCTGGTCAGAACGCAGGAGCTGCATCAAGAGTAATGTATAACTTATCTCAGGCAATGGCCGCAGGTTCGGTTAAGTT